CGCCCGGCCCGTTTCCTGCTCTGTGATGATCCGGGCGGTTGCAATGAGCCGATCCAGCAGGGCGTCTTCGGTCGTGTAGGCCGTCGCATCTGCGTCGGTGGTGGCGAGGCGCAGGTGTTTCTTTACATCGGCCTTTGATACCGGCTCTGTCGCCGGCGCTTCGGTGGTGATGATTCTCATGGCTTCGCCTTATGCGTTGAGGTAGTATCCGCCGGCTACCAGGGGCCGCCAGAGCACGGTTACATCGGCCACCTTGCCGGCTCCGGCAGTAGCGCCGCCAATGGTAAGCTGAATTTTCTTCGTGCTGGCGCTGACGACCGGACCGCGATACACATGGAAGAAATTTCCGGTCAGCTTGGCCTTGGCTCCGGCGGTCGAAGAAAGCAGCACGATCGGGGTTGTATCATCAGTCTGGACGCTGATGCCGGTGAACGTCGCAACCGCTGACAGATTATCGGGAACATGGACAATAACCGCGTCGATAAAAAGGGCCTGCGCCGTGGCGGTCATAATGTCGTAGGTATTCGCCGCCTGGTTGAGTGAGATCTGTTTGTAATTAACGGTTGATCCCGGCATGAAGGATTTCGGGAGCCAGGCATAGCCGTTATAGATATGCAGATAGCCGGTATTGCACTCGAAGTATGTTGCGCCTATCGGCACGCCTGTTGTGGGCTTGGTGTCAGTAGAAAGGCCGATCCACCTGTTTGATAGATTGCCTATTCGTTCGTTCGCCATCTCCTTGACCTCCTTTCACTTTTTTGGAGGGGAGGGGCAGCCCGGAGAGATAGGCCGCCCCTTGGGGTGGGTTATGATCTGTTGCTGAATATCTTCACATAGTCGATGTTGATATCGCCCAGGCCGGTCCCGCTCGCCTTGTCCAGCGAGAAATAGGGCTGCATCTGCTGCTCCGCCGCCGTCAGGTTGCTCATGTCGAACGTGGTGGAAGCCGCCACGCGAGTACCGTTGATGAAGAACTTCACATCGGTCAAGTCGGTGAAGTCGATCCGGTAAACGTCATAGGTGCCGGCCACTGCGGTATGACCCGTTGCCACGTCGTCGTTGTTGTTCGTGGTGTCGTCCGTCTCCACCTTGCAGGCAAGGGAAGCATCGAACCTGAACCATGCGGCCTCGGTTACAGCGTCCTTGTCGAGATTGTGGTCGCCTGCCATGCCGAACACAGCGCAAACACCTGTACCGGGTGCCACCGCCATGTTGACCCTTGCCTCGAAGATGAGGCCATTGCCCACGTCGAAGGTCTTGTTGTCGCCATGATAGAGAACCGCATCCTCCGCCTCGTTCGTCGCAGCCAGGTGGAGAAGGAACTGACCATTGGATGAATCGGCAACGATGGCTTCCGTTGCATCGCCTACGTCAACCACGCTCCATATGGTCGTGCCGTCGAAGGGACCGCCGCCCGCCGTACCCAGAAAGTCCTCCACGAACTGCACCGGGTAGCCGGTCAAGAGGGTTTCATAACTTTCGGCGTCATAGAATACCTGCCGCCCGGTTCCGTGCCAGTTGTATTTACATTTCACTTGTCCCATCATTACACCTCACTTTTCAGCACCTTGTCAGGCAAGGTGGTTAGGGGGCGGCTGTTACACCGCCCCCATATTATGTTACGCCAGCGCCGTAGCTGACCTGTTGCCCGTGTAACGCGGTTTCAATATTGCGATACAATCCACAGTTCCCGTTGCCGTTCCGGGGTCGGTAAGAACTGGTGTGAGCCATTCTTCCCCGTTGGCAAGGTCCATAGCTGCCGCGTTGACTTCGACCACCAGCATGTAATTATCGTAACTTCCATGGGTGATCGTTACGGATGCGGCAGCGGTCCAATCTGCCAGCACGTCACAGGATGCCGTACTTCCCGCGACGGCAGTTCCGATTGCCGCCCCGCCCCATGCGTAATTGACGGTGAGGGCCGATGACGCGGCTCCCGCACTAGTGCCGCTGTTGATTGTCAACACCGAAGATGCCGTGCCAAGCGTGCCAAAGGTGAAGATAAACGTGGCACTGTGGTAGTTCTTCATGCACACGGAATCTCCGGTAATCGTAGAACTCATGTCCCCATCCTGGAAGATGGGAACGATTTTATATTCTTCTGCTAACATATCTTGTTACCTCCTTAACTTCTGGTAGCCAGCGCCACGAAATGGCTCTGGGTTGCGGTTGCGCCGCCCTTGTAAGGCGTGAGGGCCGTCGCTCGTACCGGCTGACCATCGACTCGCAGGACGAACCGGAACACGGATTCGTCGTAGTCGAACTTGACGTGGATGCTCATGTCGCTCTTGATCCCGCCCTTCTCGGCCAGGATGTACCCGTTCGAGAAGTCGGCAAGAATGATGTCGCCCACCGTTCCGAGGGCCTGGCATTGCTCAATCGGGATAACCGGCCGGCCGAGCAGGGTACCATAGGGAGATTGAGACAGGCCGCCGGGGGGCATGTAGATCAACTGTCCGCCGGTGCCGACCGCCACGCTCATGGTGTGCAATTGCGGTTCGACGGTCTGGTTGATGTACCATGCCGCATTTGCGCGGGAGGAAGCGAACAGCCGGGAAAACATCTTAATGACGTTCTCGCCGATAACCGTTGCCGCTGCCTGATCAGTTTCGGCCGCCTGAGATACGAGGCATCCAGCGTTCATGATACCCAGGGGCATCCCGTTGCCGGTCCCGTTGATGATCGCGTCATCAAGCAGGAAGCCAAACTCGGAGATGAACCCGGCACGGATGTAGCCTTCGAGGGCCGCCGCGTCTTCGAGTAGTTCGTCGGTGGCGTAGCACAGGCCGATCAATTTCTTGAGGTTCAGTTCGATCTTGCGGAACTTCGGCTTAGAGGCGGTCTTTTGGGCTGCTTCATCAACCCAATAGCCACGGACACCGCCGCCACGCGATCCGGTCGCTCTGGATGTTTCGTCAACGCCGTTCAGTTTGATGCTGTTGGAGTTGCCGGAAATGGTGATCCTGCGGCATTTCGAGGCCAGGATTCCGGTAGCGAACACTTCCTGCAGGAGTTCGGAGGAAAAGTCCTGCTGAACCAGGAACCCGCCGTCGGAGGGGGTGGTCTCGTTCAGGCCGGTCGCATTGTAAAGCCTGGGATCGACGCGCCCGCCGGGAATGGAAGCGTGCATAACGGCCGCCATCTGCTCACCGAATGAGGAAAAGCGGTCTTTACTCGCTCTTTCTTCCTTGCTGTCCTTGATGCCGGTGACGGTTTTCGCGGATTTCCTCGTTTCGCCTTCAGGCACTTCGAGCGCCTTGTGCATTCTGTCCTGCCGCTCAAGCGTGGCAACGATCTTGTGCGTGTCTTCGACCGCATCAAGCAGCTCGTTTTTTAGGGCCAGTTCGGATTCGGTCAGGTCGCGGTTTTCATTCAGCGCCTTCGTGTCGAGGGCCGCGCTTTTCTCCATGAGGGATTTAATATCCTCTCGGTACTGCGATATTGTTTTCATTGATAATCTCCTTGTCGGTTTCTATTTGAGTAATTCTTTTTCCACCCTTGCGAGAAGCGCTGCCGCTCGGTCATTCCATGCCGGAGGTTCCACGTCCCGTGGTTCCGGTTCCGGTGCTTTCTCAGGTTCAGGAGGGTCAACGTCCCGTTGTTCCTCCTTCCACCCTCCTGCGAGAATGGCTTTCGCGTGAGCTTGAGACAGACCCACATCCCGTAAGGCCCGCTCTACGTCCCGCTTGGTGAGTTCCGAATCGGAACCCTTGAGGCTTTCAGGCACATTTGCGTAAATAGAGAGGTCGTGCCTGTTCTGCGCCTTTTCGCCTTCGTATATTCGGTCAACAAAGCCCATTTTCAGGGATTGGTCGGCGGTAAGCCATGTTCCGTCATAGGGCTCCTTAGAACCCTTCATCATTGCGAGTATTTCATCCTTGCCTATCCCGGTTCGCTTCACGTAATCCGTGGCAATGGAGTCATCCACTTTGCTTAAAATTTCGCGCTCGCTCTCGATTGTGTCGGCAAGCACAGAGAGACTGTCGTCATTGAAATAGCCGAAGATGTCGAAGAGGCTGTTCGCCTTGTGGATCATCAGGAACCCGCCATCGACAATCTCTATTTCGTCGGCAGCCATTGCGATGAACGAGGCCGCAGATGCCGCGATGCCGTCGATGTGGGCGATGACCTTTGCCTTGTGCTGTTTGATTGCCGTGTGTATCGCACGCGCTGCGAATACGTCGCCGCCGGGTGAATCAATGCGGAGGTGGATGGTATCGACATCAAGGGCGTTCAGCTCTTCGACGAAAGGTTTTGCCTCGATTCCCCACATGCTGATTTCATCGTAGAGGTAGACAGTGGCCTCGCCCTTCGTCTTGTTATCCAGCCAATCTTTCCGGTTGAGCATTCGCTTCGGTGCTGATCGCATGACTATCATTTCGGCCTCATGTTTTTTGATTTGCCTTCGCCCTCAACTTCGGGCTGTTCTGGATTAAGGGGGATCGCTGCCGGCGGTTCTTTCGGTTCCTCAAGCGCCCGTCTGAGCGGGACCATGTTCATCGGCACAAAGTATTCGTTGCCGCCGGTGATGGGGTCCATGTTCTCTTTTGCCCGTATTTCGTTGATGCTCATGGCTCCAATGTTCCACAGCAGCCGGTAAAACTCGCCGCGTTCTCGCGCCGATCCACGGAGCAGACCTTCGACGTTGTGGCGATAGAAAAGCCGCTTTTGCTCGGTCTGGTTCAAAAGCTGCGTGTTGTAATTGGATTCGAGGCGGATCAGCCACGGCAGGATGGAGTCGGTCACAAAGCTGATTTGCTCCGATTCGATGTTGCTGAATGATGAGCGTGTCAGATCCTTCAGCTTATGCGGCGGAAGGTTGAACCATCGGGCGATTTCAGGGATTTGGAACTGCCGAGTTTCCAAAAACTGCGAATCTTCGGGAGGAATCGCGACTTTTTCCATCGTCATCCCCTCCTGAAGCAGCATCATCCGGTGAGCCTGCCCAAGTCCCGAGTAAGCGGTCGCAAGGGCGTCCTTCAGGTTGTCGTGCCCTTCAGGAGACAATTTGCCGGGATGGGTAATGATTACGCCGGGGTGGGTCCCTTCGCCGAAATACTTCGCGCCGAACGATTCCAGGGCCATCGTGAGGCCAATGCCGCGCCGGGCAAGGCTGATAACGGAATACCCCTGAATGCCATCGAAGCCGGGGCCGGGAATATGGAGCATTTTATCTCTGGAAAGCGTGACATTTTCGCCCTTGTCCATGCGGATTTCGTAGGACAGGGCGCCATCTTCCCACCTGATCTTGACCCGGTTTGGCGTGATCGGCCACAGGGCGGCGACGTTGCCGTATCCGTCCCGGACGATTTCAGCATACCCATTCCCCCACAGTAGGATGTGGCCCATCATGACCTCGCGGAATATCTGGGCCGTCATATACTCGTTGGCCTGCCGGTAGAGCACGGTATGGGCTGATAAATTCTCCTGGATGGCGGTAGTATTGCCCTTTTTGCTGAGTAGATGGAGGGGAAGCGTTGAAACGGTCCCGGCGATGAGAGTCACGGCGTTGTAAATCGGGGAAGAGGTGAGGGCGGTATATTCGTCAACGTGCTCGCCGGACAGGGATATCGACCCGCGCAACGCCCAGGGAGACTCGTTCCACGCCTTCGGATCGGTCAAATTCAGGTTAAAAAACCTCTTAATCGCTGCAAAAATACCCAAAAAGCCGCCCTTCCCACAGAATCGCAACCGTGAATATGGATGTAATGATTCCCGGTAGCACTATTTTGAAGGGCGTAATACGGACAAAGAATGCCAAATAATGACAAAGAATGCCAATGTGTGACAAGCAACCATTCCGGCGGGGTCACCGATGTGGTTTTGAGGTAGGGATCAATTCGGTAGGATTAACGATATGATATTTCCCGCGTGGAGGATGCGCGGCCCCCTTGAACATGTTTCATTCCGCATTAGGCGGGATCTGATTGACTTTTTTCACAGCACCGCCAACGATCCAGCTTCGCGGGCGTTGTTATCGGATGCCCTGCCGGATCATAGGTGATCGGCAGGCCTCGTTCCACGTAGCGC